CGCATGTACCAACTGGCGTACGTGTAGGCCGGAAAGCTGCTGACGGTGCGGGCCTTCCAGAAGATCACGTTGTAACCGGCGTCGAACCCGGCGTCCGACGTGTGCGCGCCCACGATGTAGCGGTTCGTCCGTGAGTGTGGTGCGGCCATGCTGCGATAGGGCGCGGCGCGATACTGAATCCGCGAGTCCACGTCGCCGGAGCTCGGCCACCCACCGGACCAGAGCGTCGAGAGCGTCGAGCCCGAACTGTCATCCCAGACCGCCGGCGCGGCCGGCGATTTGCTGCCGAAGCCCGTCCCGGTGATCGTGACCGTCTGGTTGTGGGCCTTGGTGCCCGAGACATCGGAGATCGACGGCTGCGCGCGGGCCACCGCCGGACCGAGCGCCAGCAGGACGAGCAGCATCAGCGCCCGCAGGGTCATCGCGTCACTCCCTGACGGCGGTCGGCGCAGCGCAGGACGGCCGGTTGCTCCGTCAAGATCGACAGGCCGATGGTGTCCGTGGGCGCGAAGCGGCGGGTCGGCTTGACGACGACGACCCCGAGGCGAACCTCGAGCGTGAAGGGCGGTTTGTAAATCGCATGGTCACCCTCGCGCGCCGTCGTCTTATGCGACAGCCGCGAGGCGCTCCGCACCACGGCGACCTCGTCGAGCACAATCGCGACTTCCTCGGTTGGCTCGAGCGCCGCGTCGAGCGTCAGCACGACCTCCAGCGCGGGCTTCTCGGGATTCGACGTCGCCACCGCCGTGACCGGGTTCTGGCAGGGCTGCGCCCAGGCTGGCGCGCAGGCGAGCAGAAGGGCGGCGGCGACACCCACCGTCAGGCGGAGCGCCGCACGGAGGGCGGCGGCCTGGTCGGCCGTCAGCACGAAGCACGCCGACAGGCCGCGCGCGTCGAGCGTCACCTCGGCCGAACCGTCCGGCTGCGGCCGCAGGGTCACGCGAGGATCGGTCAGCAGCAGGCGAAGCGGATCGGTCATGGTTCACCTACGCCCAGCAGCATCAGGCGCCGCGGCGACGGCGGGGCTCCAGCCGCGGCGGCCGGGAGCAACAGCTGCGCGAGCCCGCCGTAGCTGGTGTGCCCGTGGTCGCCACTCGTCACCGTGCCGCTCGTCGACCAGTGGCGCCCCGCGCCGGAGTAGTCGTTGACGTCGCTGGCGTTCCACAACGGCGTCCACCGCCACAGGTTCGTGTAGCGAACCGGACGCGAGCTATGGCATTCGGCGATGATCTCGTCCTCCGTCAACGTCGCGCTCCATTGCTTCCAATTCGCCATCCGGCCGATGAACGCCGCCGTGCCGAAGGTCGCCAGGACCTCCTGCGTCTCCGTCAGTTCCGTGTTGCCGGTGAGTTCGCTTTCTTCGACGCAGTTGATGTAGGTCCACTGCGTCTGCTGCGCGGGTCCGTCGTCGTTCCGCCGGTAGCAGATGCGGTACCAGGTGTTCTGCGCGATGACAGTGGTCCCCACCGTCGAGGAGTTGAACTGCGTCAGGCGCAGAACATGTCCGCCCGCGTCACGCCGAACCTGCACGGAGAAGTGGGGCGAGAAGTCGGCGTCTCCGACAGCCCACAGCCCGTACAGGTTCCCCTCCACGGCGATGTCGCTCGTGCGGATGTGATCGACACACCACGACTGGAACACGTCCGCCGGGGCTGCCGTGTTCAGGTTGTCGCTGCTGGTCGCGCCCGAGGTGATCGCCGCCTCCGGCGTAACCGGCGCCAGCAGGCCGACCGTGGCGAGGATCGCGAGGGCGATGAGTCGTCTCAGCATGAGAGATCTTCCTTACGAGTCGCTGTACGAGATCTCCGCGTAGACGACGAGTGCGTCGCCGGTCATCGTGTCGCCTCCCGCATCCGCGTCGCGGTAAATGCGCAGGTGGATGATGTCGCCCGCCGCGATCGAGTCGAGGTTGCTGATCGTGATGGACATCTCGTGAAGCCGCTGGCCGGTCGTGCCGAGATGGGTAACGGTCGCCGTCTGCGCGGTCGCGAGCCCGTCGGTCTCGATGTCCTGGGTGTCGGTGTTCGGGGTGATCGCGGAGATCTGCGCCCCGAAGATCACGTCGCCGCTCGAGGCCGTGTCGGCATACAAGTAGATCGTGAGCGTGAGGTTGCCGCTGCCGTAGCGGTTCGCCTTGAACAGCCAGAACGCGGCTTCGTCCGCGCTGGCGTCGTAGGCGAGGGCCATCACCGGGAAGTTGGTGCCGTTGGTCTTCGTGAGCGACGGGAACGACGAGCCGAGGAATTGGGCCGCCTGCACCGGGATTGGCACGATGACGGTGTCGGCCTCGCTCGGGGCCGCCCAACCGCCCACGAGGACGGTCGCCAGGATCGTGCTGGTCAGCAATCGACGCATGGAGTTACTCCTTGGGCGGCTTGCCCTCGGCCTTCTCGACGGGTACGGGCTCCGGCTTCGGCGCCGGTTTCGGATCTGTCTTGGCATCCGGCTTCGACGGGGACACCCGCGCCACCTGCTGCTGCGCCTGGCGCGCCTCGTTCTGCATCTGCAGGTTGACCACCTGTTCAGCGAGCTGGCGCGCCGACGACTGCGCCGCCATCGCCTGAATGCGGAGTTCCTTGATCGTGTTGCGCTGCGCCGCGATGAGCCGGTCTCTGGCCTCAATCTGCGACTGCAGGTCGGCGAGAGTCGGGGCTGGCTTCTCGGGCGCGGGCGTGGTCTCCGGGGCCTTCGGCGGCGGGGTCGCCTGCTGCGCCGCCAGTGGGGCGACGAGCAGCGCGAGCGCGATCAGCAGGTAGCGCATGCGGTCTCCTTGTTAGCTTTCGATGGTGTAGTACGAGAGTCCGACCGAGCAGGACCCCCCGACCGGGTCTTCCATCGTCAGCCGGACGTCTTCGCCGTCGGCGCCGATCCCGAGGATGCCGGCGCCCGTGCCCTCGACCATGCCGCCACCGGCCGGCACGCCGTCGAAGGCCGCAAGGATCCCAGCGGTCCCGGTGTGGGCGCGCGCGGGGAGCGTGGACGCGCCGAAGCCGACGACCACGTTCGTCGGACCGGTCGTGCTGCCGTCGCACTTCGCCGTCACGCGCGTGACGACGACCTTCGTGCCACCGCTCACGGTCACGAGGGCGGCGTTGGTCTGCGCGCCGTCGCCGTCTTCGACCTGCGCCTCGAGCGTCACCGTGTTCGGGTGCCCGCCCATCACGAAGGGCACGCCGGCGCGGTTGGCGTACCAGACCGTGCGGTCGGCGGCGGCCACGGCTGTCGGGTTGGTCCCGTGCGCGATGGCCCGCAGGCCGACCGGCAGCGGGTTGCCGGAGTCGACGTCGTCGTGCGCGACGTTCCCGCCGACGGGCAACGGGTTCGTGGTGCTCACGTTGACGGCCCCGCCGCTGGCGGCGAGCGCCAGGCCGAACGCGGCGATGACGTCCGAGCCCGCCCCGGTGTCGTAGTCGAAGAGCTGCGCCGCCAGCGTTGCCAGGTGCGAGACCGCCGGGTCATCGGACCCGAGCGTCATCCGCGGCGTCCCACTGGCCACGGGTCCTGCGCCGGCCGTCGCCGTGTTGCCGGCCCATTGCGCGAGGTTGAACGGCTCGTTGTCGGGGAAGGTCGAGACGGCGACCGTCCAGCCACCCGACTGGGTGGCCGCCACCGTGCCGTCGATGGCCGTCCAGAGGGCCCCGTTGGCGTTGCTCCGTGGGTTGGTCCAGTCCCCCTCGACTTCGCTCAGCGCGGAGAGGGCGTCGTCGCGCTCCATCGACCACGTCGCCCCGGTCGGGTTGGTCGGGGCCGGGTCGTTCACGACGTATTCCGTGCCGCCACCGCCGCCGGTCACCCGGAGCGCGCCGCTGGTGTCCAGGGAGAACGGACTGGTCTGGCCGTTCGTGTAGCTCGGCGAGCCGGTCGTCACCGCGCCCATCGCGAGCAGGCCGGACTGGCCGCTCGTCGTCGAGCCCTGCGCCAGCACGAGGTTGTCGATCAGTTGCAGGGCCGTCAGGGCGGAGCCGCTCTCCTGCACCGCAAACGTCCCGCCGTTGTCGACCGTGAGGGAGTTGCCGCCGTCCTGCACGTTGACGGCCGAGGCGCCTGACGCGTTGTTGATCGTCACGTCGCCGATGTCGACGCCGGAGTTGGCCCCGAGCGTGCCGATCGAGGCGGACCCGGCGCCGAGCTCGACGAGCAGCTCGTTCGCGGCGGTGACGCTGGCGCCCCGGTTGTTGCCGGCGCCATCGCGAATGATGAAGTAGGCCTCGCCCGTGTTCGAGCCGCGGAGCGACACAGCGTCGCCCTCGTCGACCGTATCCACCGACGTCTCGTCGAACCGGAGCATGAGACCGGGCGCGAACGTCAGGGCCGCCGAGTCGTAGGTCCAGTCCTGCGACGGCGCGACGGCCACGCCGGACGTGTCCACGAACTGCACGGCCAGCGGGTTCGAGCTCGCCAGGTCGAAGACCGTGGCGACGACGCTGGCGCTCGAGAGCTGGAACCCGCTCCCCGAGACGGCGTTGTCGAGCAGCTGGAGCGCGGTCAGCGCCGCGCCGTTTTCCTGCACCGCGAAGGTGCCGGCGTTCGTGACCGCGTGCGAGCCGACGGTCACCGTGCCGTCCACGGTGACCCACAGGGCCCCATTAGCGTTGGCCCTGGCGTTGGTCCATTCCCCCTCGGTCTCCGCCAGCGACGAGAGCGCGTCGTCGCGCTCCATGAGCAACGTGGAGCCCGTCGGATCGCCGGGCACCGTGTTGTTGACGACATACTCGGTGCCGGCCGTCCCGCCGGTTACCCGCAGGGCCCCGCTCGTGTCGAGCGAGAGCGGCCGCGTCTGGCCGGTCGTATAGCTCGGCGCGGACGTGGTGACCGCGCCCTGAATCAGCGACCCCGACTGGCCGCTCGTCGTCGACCCCTGCGCGACCACGAGCGCCTCGATGGCGGTCTCGATGTCCGTGGTATCGCTGGCGATCGTGGCGAGCGACGTGCTCTGGGTCTGTTGCTCGGCGAGCGTGGACGCGCCGGTCGGCAGGGCCGACGTGACGATGTCCACCTGCAGCTCGCTGCCGGCGACGGCGTTGTCGAGCGCCGCCAGCGAGGTGGCGGCCGCCGCCAGGTTGCCGCCCGTCTCGAGCGCGAGCGCCGACGTGTTGAGGTTCGTGCCGGCGTTCGCGGTCACGCTGCCGGTCACCGTGACGTCGTTGTTCGTGCCCAGGTTGACCGTCAGGCCGTCGGTCGCCGTGCCCGGGATGCGGACCCACGCCGACCCGTTGTGCAGGTAGCCGAGCCCGATGCTGACCGGCACGCTCGCCTGGCCCTGCGCGATGCTGCCGTCATCCGTTTCGGTCAGACTGGCGGCGCACCCCACGACGCAGTTGAACCGGACCGCGTCGTTCACGTCGTCCATCGCGGTGTCGCCGTTGGGGGTTTCGATGGCGACCTCGCCGGTCAGCCCGCCGCCACCGCCACCGCCGCCCGTGCCACCGCCCTCGCCGCGGTTCATGGTCACCGTGAACGAGCCGCTCGACAGCGCGCTCGCCCGCACGCGCAGCAGGTGCCACGCCCCGGCGGAGGTTTCCCACGCCCCGGCGGCGGTCGCGCTCGTCACGCCGGACCCGGTGGCAGGGACGAACACCTGCTTGGCGACCCAGTCGGTCGTCGTACAGGTCGCCGCGCCGGCGGAGGTGACCTCGAACTCGAGGGTCGCGGTGCCAGAGCCGACGATCTGGATGCTCGCCGCGCCCTGGCGCTCGAGCCGCATGATCACGCACTCTTCGTCGGCGTCGATGACGCCCGAGCCGCCCGGCGCGACGAAGGTCTGCGCCCAGGCTGGCGTCGGCAGCGCCAGCAGCGCCGCGGCGAGGACGAGACGCCGGATGGAAGGGAGGATGTCCGCCACGGCAAAGACTCCTTGGTCCTTGCAGGGCGGCTTCAGGACGGCGCGCGGCAGCCCGGTGTGTCACGGGATGCGTGGCGCGGCGAGGCGTGCCTGCGAACGGGGAAAACCGAACCCGGTCCGTTCCTAGCCTACTCCAGATCAGAGGGCCCGTCGATAGGTCAACTCCAGCCCGACCAGCCGTGCGGTCCCGGCCAGTGTGTCCGATCCGTTCGTCGGGTCACGAAACAGCCGCAGGAAGAGGGTCTCGCCCGCCGCGCACCCCGTCACGGTGACCGACGTGATGCTGGCGTCGTTGAACTGATTGGCCGAGCCCTTGGTCGCATCGGTCACGGTCGAGGCCGTGTTGAACGCCGGGTCCCCGGTCTCGGCGTCGGCCACACAGATGGTCGCCAGCTGCCAGACCACGTTCCCGCTCGTCGTGGCCGAGTACCAGACGAACCGGGCCCCGACCGTCCCGGTCCAATCGTTCGGCAACCGAAGATGGGCCTGCGCCGAGAGGGTGTTGGCCCCGTCGGCGAAGTCGAGCACCCCGCGCTGGACGTTGCTCCCCGTGTCACAGGCGGGCGCGCCCGGATTCGAGGTCGGGAAGCTCCAGTCGGGCGACGAGGCCGTCGCATTGTCGCAGCGCGCCGCCGGGAGCCAGAGCGCGAACGGCAGCGTCAGGACGTTCCCGGTGCCCTCGGCGTCGAGCGTCTTGTTTGTGAACGTCGTCGTGCTCGAGGCGTTCACCTGCAGGGAGCGGGCGACCTCGACCCACCGGTCACCGACATACCTGAGCGTGAGAGTGTCCCATTGTGCGCTGACGAACGCGGTGCCGCCTTGCAGCTCCACGACACCCGCTGAATCCGACACCGTGCAGGCATTCGCGCTGACGAACGTCACGCTCAGTTCCGCGCCCTCACGCGCCCCTGTCTCGCTGATCGACACCGTGCAGCCGTTGGCGTCGTTGCAGGTCAGTTCGACGTAGCTGTAGAGGACGGTCACCGTGCCGGTCGCCGCCGTCCCGGATCCGTTGTCGGCGATGGTCTGGGTGTTGACGTTGTAGCGCAGGGCGTCCGTGAAGAGCCGCCCCTGCTGCGCCGAGACCTGCCCCAGGCTCGCCAGCGCGAGCGTGGCGGCGAGGACGCCGATCCACCTACGCATGTTTCCTCCGCAGGAGCGCGACGGCCCACCCGTCGTGGTCGTCATTGTTCTTCTGCACCTGGACGCGGTAGACCTTGCCGGCCGCCGGCGTGAAGGCCAGCGCCTGCCGAGCCGCCGTGCCCCAGACGGTCGAGGATCCGGCGACGCCCACCACCGCATCGGTGGCGTCGGTCACGTTCCGGACCTTCGGCGTCAGGGTCGTCGTGGCGTTCTCGGTCCGGAGCTCGACGATGGCCTCCCAGACGCCGCCACCGTAGGCGGCCGAGGGCAGCTCGAAGTCCACCCACTCGATGAGGTCCTGGTAGCCGCCGCCTGGCGGGTGGGCGGTATGCCGCGACCCGCCGAACGGCATCAGCACGAAGGTGTTGAAGATGTCCGTGTCGTTTGCTCTAGTCCACGACTCGGCGCCGCGGCGGTCCGACGCGATGGTGGGTCCAATGATGTTCAGAGCCATAAGGAATCAGCCTGCGCGGCGGGCCGTCAGGTCCGCCTCCAGCCCAACGACCGCAGCGGTGCTGTCCGCCTCGAGCCCGACGGTCGCCACAACGGCCGGCTCGGCGCTGGACCCTGGCAGGACGAGGTAGCCGTGGAAGTCCTCCGCGTGGACGGTGGTCGCCAGGGCGTTCGGGTCGGTCGTCACGCCTACGACGATCAGCACACGATCCGTCCAGCCGAACTCGCCGATGCCCTCGTGGTGGGTGACCCGGATCAACTGGCCGAGCGTCAGGTCGAGCCCCTGCAGGTCCAGCGGGAACTCGACGTAGGGCCGTGGGTCTCCGCTCCTGGCGACGCGCCGGCCGACGACGTCCTCGGCCGTTGGCAGGACCCGGGTGGTCAGTACCGTCCACGCGTTGCCGTGGCGGCGCCCGTGGTAGGCGATCGACAGGTCGTCATGGATCGTCCGACGCGGATGGGCCAGCCGGCCGGTCGCCGGCTCGACGCCGCATTCGAAGTCCTGCACGTTGATGATCTCGGAGAGTGCCGGCACGACCCGGAACTGCTGCTCGTCGAGGATGTGCGCCTCGGCGGTGACGGTCTCGAGGTCGGCCAGGACCGGCACATCGTCGATCGAGACGGCGACAATCTGGCCGTGGTGGTTCACGCCGAGGCGCAGGTCCGCGCCCCGCATCAGGTCGGTCAGCCACTCCCGCGACGGGCGCTGCTGCCCGATGAACACGTCGCCCTGATAGCCGGGGATTGCCTGGCTGGACGACTCGTGCACGCGCTCCTCGTGGAGTGCCTGCGCGGCGTCGAAGCTCGAGGTGCGGACCTTCGGCGTCCCATCCGAGAAGGCCGGCACCGCGCCCCATGACCCCGTGGTGTAGTCCTGCAGCACGAAGTACGCGAGGAAGTGCTGCACGATCCACGCGAGGTCGGTGATCAGCGTGCCGGATCCGTCGCCCACGGATTCGATCCCGCAGACGTTGCAGGTAATCGGCACGCGGCCGCTCACGGCATCGTCGGACCGCGGCCCGCGCGCGAGGATGAAGGTCATCCGGCGGGTCACGCCATCGGACCCGACGACGTCGATGTAGTCGGTGGGTGCCCGCCAGCCCGACTCGCCGGGCACGTAGAAGTCGACGCCGGCCGTGCCTGGATCCATCCGCACGCTCCCCGCGCCGTCCGGGTTGACGTTCGATCCAAACCATGACGGGATCCCCGTTACGGCGTGGCCGCAGACGAGGAACGCCTGAATATCCACCTCCGGCCAGTAGGCGCTCAGGCCGTTGATGGTGTGCGCCGGGCCGACGTGGATACACGGCACGATGCCGGCCGGGATCCGCGCCGGATCGAGCGACCACGTGTAGTCGTCGCTGACCTCGCCGTAGATGATCGGGATCGGCCGGTTGCGGTTCTGCTCCGGGCACTGCGGCGCCCAGATCGCGCTGATCACGCCGTCAGGGACCGGGCGGTCGAGCGACACGGACGAGTAGCGATACCCGAGGGGATCGGTGACATCGAGCTCCACCGTGAGGCGGTCGCTGCCCGTGCGCCAGTCGCTCAGCACGCCGCGGGCGAGCGCGCGCGGCAGCGCGCCCGCGTGGGCGTCCTCGATCCAGAAGACGACCTCGGTGCCGCCCACGCGTGGCGCAAGGTCCAAGATGTTCCGGATGGCACGGTCCGCATCAGCCAAGACAACAGTCGTCGAGAACGTCCGGAAGGACCCCTCCCGGTCGGCGAGCGTTGTGGCGACCGCGCCCCACGACAGCACGCGTCCGGAGACCGCCCCGCCGTTCGACGACACGAAGTCGTACGCTCCAAAGCGCCGCACGGTGGCGTCCGCGAGGGTCCACTGCAGGTGGACGCGCGGCACGACCATCCCGTCGCCCGTCTGCTGGTCGGCCGGGTCGCTCGCCGTGGCCGGCTGGCCTCCACCCGTGCACGCCGTGTAGCTCGGCGGATACCCGCCCGGCGGGATCGTCCGCGGCGTCGTGACCGGCGGGTCACCCGGCTGCTGCCCTGGCGGCGCCCCGCCTGGCCCTCCGTTGCCGCAGCAGGTGCCGCCGCCCGGTCCGGGCTGCTCACTACACAGCGAATCCGACCACGCGAAGTTATCGATCGCCCCTTGCGCGTTAACGATGATGCTCGTGTACGGCAGGATCGGCTGTTGAGACGGGACGACCTCCCGCCAGTCGCCAATCGGCACGTCCGTCCGCTCATAGCGCAGTTCGAGGTCTGCGACGGTGTTGCCGATCCAGATTCGGATCGTGCCGTCCGAATTCGGCACATTGCCCCCGTCGTCGCTGTTGGTCGATCCGATCATCTCGATCCGAATCGTGTGCCATCCAGAATCCACTGCCGGCCAGAAGTGCGGGACCTCGTCGAATTGTTGAAAGGTGACCCCCTGCCACCCTGTTGCGATCCGCAGCGTGTTTGAGGGCAACACGGCGAACTCGGCCGTGCTCGCGGCGATGTAAAAGATCGCGACCAGGTTCGCGGTGAGCTCTTCGCTGCGGTTCCAATCAAAGGTCAGACACAGCACATTGCGCTCGGGCTGCACGGAGAGCACCGCGATGCTGCTCGGGTCTGTCGTGCTGACCATTCCATAGGAGCCGTTCCGGCCAGCTCCAGCCTGGTTCACGTGGTCAAGCAAGATCCCGGGGTTGTAGTCCCCCCAGCCCAGGGATCTGAGCGAGGCGCCAGAGTCGAAGTCGGTGCGGTAGGTGGGCATTCAGTCCGCCACCGGTTCGTCTTCCACCTCGAAGCTGAACTCCCCAACCATCGGCACATCCACCGGCACGAGGCGCTCGAACGTCGCATCGGTCAGGAAGACCGCCGACCAGACGTCGTCGGGGTGGTTCACTTCGTCGGGCACGAACGCGAAGCGGCCGCCGTCGAGCCGCGCCGCGAGGTTGAATGCCAGGAACGCGTCGTATTCCGCCTGCGACCGCACGCGCACCACGACGGCCGCGCGGCGGAAGCGCACGCCCAGCCCGTAGCGCAGCCGGGTCCGATGGGACGTCCAGTGCACGATCTCCGGCACGATCGGCGTCTCGGTCAGGCTGACCAGCCCGCAGACGGCCGCCGCGGATCCGTGCGTAAACGTGGCCATTACCCTCGCCTCATGGCGTTGTGCCAGCGCGTGCGGAACGCTCCACCCTCGTTGATCCGCTGCACGAGCACGTCGCCCAGTTGCTCCGCGAACGCCCGGTCGGCCGTCCCGTTCACGACGATGGCCCCTGACTGAAATACGATGGACGCGGCGGCGGCCCTGCCGGTCGCGCGTCCTGGCAGCGGGATGATGGCCTCGTCCTGACCGGCCTCCCCGACGCGCACGATCGTCCCGCCCGGCCTGGCCAGCACGATGGCGCCGTGCGCCGCCCCTGGAACTCCCGGCCGCGCCCGGTTCGGATCGTTCTGGCGGTCTCCGTAGTCCCCCGGCAGGCCATCGGGGAACCGCAGCTTGATGTCGACCGGCAGTTCGCGCGGGATTTTCTCGCGCAGCACGCGGCCGGCGTGCTCGGCATCCTGCGCCGTCAGTTGCATCTCGCGGCCGAGCGCTTCCCAGAGGTCGATCTGTTCCTGCAGGCGGACCTCGGCCGCGAGGTGCTCGTCGACAATGGCGTCCTTCGCCCGGCGCGTCGCGATCTCGATGCCGGGTCCGGCCGCCGCGATGAACTCCTCGATCGACCCCATCGCCGGCACGACGCCCTGCTCTTTCGCGCGTTGGAAGGCTTCCTTGGCGGCACTTCCGGTCCGCTCGAGTCGGTCGGCCGCCTGGTCAGCCGACTCAGGGATGTCGTTCAGCGCGTTGGTAAAGCTGTCCGCCTCGGCTCGCGGGTGTCGAATGGCATTCGACCCGCGGCGGCCGAAGTCCTCGAACGCGTCGGTCGTCAGCGCGACAGCCGTCGGGAGATACTCGCTGAACAGGTCACGGATCTCCGTCAGCACGTCGAGGATCTGATCGTTCACGTTGCGCATCGTTTCGCCGACAACGCCGTGGGCTTCCGCTTCCTTCAGGAGCGCGGCCGTGGTCTCGTCGATCGTGATGCGACCGTTTCTCGACAGTTCATAGAGCTGCTGCAGCTGCGGCGCGGCTGCCGCGAACGCCAGACTGGCATCGACCCCGCTGTTCTTCAAGATCTCGATCTGCGCGGCGAGTTCCTGGCCGAAGGCGTTGGCGAGCGGCGTGTTCGCGATCATCGCCGCGCCGAGGCCTTCCATGATCTGGCCGATGTTCGAGATGGCCGAGAACGCGCCCTCGTTCTGCTTGATGGCGTCGTACAGCCCGAGGACCTGTTGGGTCGCCGGGCTGAGCGCGTCGGTCAGATTGAACTTGTCGCGGAGCTTGTCGAGGTTCTCGAGCGCCGGGCCGACGGCCTGAATGGCCGACACGAGATCACCGGTCCGGCCGACCGTGTTCGCGATCACCCCGCCCGTAATCAGACCGAGGTTGTTGATCCGGTCGATATTCTCGGCGGTCAGCGCCTCGACGTTCTCGAACTGCTTGAAGAGGGCGTCGCTGAGTCCGATGGTGCCGGTGCCAGCGGTGCCGAGCCCGGCCATCTCCTGCTGGAAGCGCGCTAGTAGGGGCGTGATCGAGGCGATGGCCTCCTGCACGGCCTGCGGATCGGTGAGTTGCGACATCACGCGCGCGATCTGTTCGCGCGTCGCGCCAGCCGCCTCCGCAATCTGCCGGAACGCCTGCGGCCCGCCGAAGCCCGCAATAAACTGCGCCGACAGCGCCGCGCCCGCCTCCTGCGCCCGGCGCTCGTTCTCGTCGGCGTTGATCGCATCGATCAGCGCGTCCACCCACGCGCTCGCGAACAGACCAATGCCGGCGCCGGCCGCCCCCTGCAGGAAGGCTTGCGTGCCGGTCATCGTGCCGGACTTGATCCCCTCCTGAATCCCCTTCTGGATGCTCTGATTGATGGTGCTGGCGAAGACATCGCCGAGCCCCTCCAGCGCCCCGGTAATCCCTTCGCCGCTCAACAGGGCCCGGCCGATGGCGTCCGCCACCCCCGCGCCGAGGTCCGCCATCTCGCTGTTGAACTCAGCGGCCGCCCGCTGCGCCTCGCGCAGTTGGCCGTCAAGGTCCATCATCTGCGCGGTCAGGAGTTGCGACCGGACATACGACGTGTCGATGGCCGTAGTCACGCCATAGAACGACCGCGTGACCCCGTCGACATCGACGGCGAGCGTCTTAAACTCGCGGCTGACCGGCAGGAGACCATCGCGCCGGAGACCGTCGAGGCGGTTCCTGATCTCTTCGGCGTGCCGTGAGAAATCAGGCGGCAGCCCGACGATCCCGAAATCCGTGGAGAGGTCGCGCGACCTGAGCGGCTTCTGGAACTCCGCGCGGGCCCGCTCCAATTCACGCGGCAGGTTATTGATCTGCTGGCGCAGTTCCTCGTAGGGCTCGAGGAGCCGCCGCACGACGTCGGCATTGGTCTTCTGATCCTGCGACAGCCGGCGGAACGCATCCTGGAGCTTTTTGACTTCGGCCTGCGCGGCGGCCCCGGTCGCGTCGTCGATGATCTTCTGGATTTCTTCGGCGTACCGCCGGGCGAGCTCTTCCTGGCGCTTCAGCTCCTCTTCGGTGATGAATTCGAAGGTCCGCCCGCCCTGTGACACCGGCGGCTCGATACCCAGTGCCAGATCAGACAGACGCGACCGTGGCTCAGCCCGCAACTGCGCGTCATCGAGGAGCTGCTTGAACTCCTGAACCCGGCGCGTCGCCTCCGCGAAATTCCTGCCGACCTCCGCAGCAAACCCGCGCGAGAAGTTCGCCGCGAAGTTGCCCCGGCCGAGGTTCTCGAGCGCTTCGCCGAACCCGCCCACGAGCGTCCGGAACGACGTGCCGAGATCCGAGAACGACTGCCGGATCGCTTTAAAGGCATCCGGAATGCCGAGCACCAGTTCCGCGATGCCGACTTTGGCCTTCAGCAGCGTCGCGTCGAGCTTGTCGCCGAATTCGTCGAGCGCTTCGACGCTGTCCTCACTGAGGACCACGCCCAGACGATTCGCCTCGTCCCGCAGGTCCTGGAATCCGGCCTTGATGGCCGGCAGGAGTTCTGCGCCCGCGCGGCCGAACAGCTGCAGCGCCAGATGGCTCTGGCGCATCGGATCCGGCACGTCTCGGATCGCCTCGGCGACGCGCGTGAACGCGTCCTCTGGCCTCAGCGCGCGCAGTTCGGCGAACGAGAGGTTCAGGACCTCCAGCGCGCGGGCCGTGCCGCGGTCACCCTCGACGAGGCCCTTGTTTAGGCGTGAGACCGACGCGGCGATGGCGTCGATCGACGAGCCGGTCTGGTCGGCCGCGAACTTGAACTCTTGAACGGCGTCCGTCGACAGCCCCGTCTGGCGCGCCAGATCCGAGATCTCGCCGCCCAGGTCAATGATCGCCTTGGCGAAGGCCGTAATGGACCCGACCGTGAACGCGCCCGCCAGTGCGGCGCCGAGCCCCGAAATGGAAGTTCGGAAGACTCCTGCCGCCGTCGTCGCTTTGCGCTGTTCCTCTTCAAGGATCCGCGCACCGCGGGCGACGCGCTCCTGCTCCTCGCGGATGTTGGCGAGTTCGGCCGAGATCTTGACCAGGGAGGGCGGGACCGCCTGGCCGAGGGCGCGATACTTGTCGAGGGCTTCATCGACGGTGGCGCTCAGGCGCTGCTGCTCAGTCGCCGTGAGCCGTGTCGCGCCGCCGAGGTCCTCGACGGCCCGCGCCATCGTGAGCGCCTGGCGCTGCAGGTTGGCGCCGCTGAACTCGTTGCCGAACTTGGCCAGCTCGCGGTTGACCTGGGCCGTCGAGCGCTCGAACGCCGAGACTTTCGTCTCCGCGCCCGCCAGGGCACGCTCGAACTGCGTCAGGTCCGCCCGAAAGGTCGCTGTGATCGCCGGCATCAGCGGTCGCGATAGCCTTCCTTCACCTCAAACGCTCCACCCGTCCCGTTCGCCCGGTCGTCCTCGGTCAGCATCTTGACGACCCGCTCATGAATCGACCGCGGCCAGCGCAGCACGCCTTCGACGGTCACGGCTCCGTTCAGGCGCTGCGCAATGCGGATGGCCTGGTCGATCCACCCGCCCCAGTAGGGTCCTCGGACCGCGCCTTCTGCAGGGCCTCCTCGTAGGCCTTGAGCGTCTTCGTCAGCAGCGCAAACTTCGTCGCGTCGAGTTCCTGCAGACTGTCGATGCCTGGTACGACGGGACGACCATCCGGATAGACCATCGACCACGCCCGGATGTACGCCGCGAGCCGACGAATGCCCGGCCACCATTTCGGCAGGTGGGCGTGCTCCGGCGGCGGGGCGGCCAAGAGCCGGAGTTCTTCGCCGTGCGTCAATTCGGCTCGGACCTGCATCCAGTGATCGCCAGGCAACCGCAGCGTGTGCGTCTCGTCCTCGACGGTGAACCACGCATCGGCCGCGAGCGATACCTGTGGGGGGATGATCTCGCCGTCCGCCTGTGCTCTCTCGTGCGCGTCCACGACGGCGACGAGTTCTTCGAATGCACTCTGCCGTAGCTTCCGCAACACACTGATCCGGAACTCGAGCGCGCTCGGCAGCGGGTCGCCGGGCTTAGCCGACACGGGTGTCAGATCCACCGGCAGGGTCCATGCCCGCAGGTAGGCGGCTGTGCGCCGCAGGTCATACTCGGCACGGTTGACAAGCGTGTCCGACGATCGCTGGTCACCCAGCATGGGCGCCAGCGTGTCCATGCGATCGAGCGCGGACAATTCGGCCGCGATGGTCACGGCCTGGCTGCCGAGCGGAATCGTGACGGTTTCACGTGAACGAAGGAACCAGCAGCGCGACTCCGGCGGGTCGGCAGGGGTCGGGGTGGTGGGCTCGGCGGACGGGCGCGGCTCGATCGCCGAGGCCGCCTGGTCGGTCGTCATCGTCGTGGCTCCTCGATGGCACAAGGCGGGGTTCGGAATTGAGCCCGGCCGGCTTGCATGTCGCAGGAAATCAGCTCGTACACGCGACGTGGCCCTCCGCGTCGTACCGGCAGGGCCACGTGGGTCGGCTTCCCGAAGTTCGCCCAGAACTGGTTCACCGTCCCCGGCTTGAAGGTCAGCGTCGCGACCGTCGTGCCGACGTTCTTCTCTCGTCGCGCTGGGCTGCGCTTGAACGTGGCGAGCACCGCCACCGTGTGGGCGTGGTAGCGGAGCTCGCCGAGCGTCCCTGAGATCGACGTGCCGTGCCCGGTCGCGCTCACGGCACCGACCTCCAGTGGGTCACGCCTACGACGTCACGTGTGTGATGTCGCCGCTGGCGGCCATGTTGATCGACTGCGTGATCGGCCCGTTGACCGGGATGTCGATCGACGCGTCGATGTAGAACTGGCCCTGCCAGTAGTAGTTCGGCAGGTCGGCCAGGTCGGGGTGCACGCGATAGAAGAGCGGCGTGTCGGTGTCGGCCGCGTCCCAGATCGCGTTGTTCGTGTCGTCGAAGATCATTGTGCCCGTGACGGTGAAGTCCTTCTTGCCGAGCACGTAGGTCTTGTTGGCGTCGCCGCCGCACGTCACCTCGAAGCGATCGCGGGTCTGATTCGCGCTCGCCTGGGTGAAGCACCCGATCGAGGTGTACGGGCCGCCCTCGACGGCTGAACTCAGAATGGCGAGATCGTCGCCTGCATGACGCGCCACGGGTCACTCTCCTTCTCGACATCCAGGGCAGCATGTCGAGAGGTCGGCGGCCGTGACCGGCGGGCGCCCTCTCTGCGGGCCTGTGCATACGCTTCGGTTCCGTACGTGCGGGCCGTCCGCCCGCGTGTTGATGGTTACGCGCTCCGCCCCACGATCATCACGTCGTACTCGACGCTCGTGCCGGCCCCGCTGTTGGCGAAGTTGATCAGGTCCCCGGTGCCGGCCGTGACTGCGACGGCTGTCGCCGCGCTCATGAACCACGCGAACGTGGCCCCCGGCAGCAGCGTGATGCCGTCGCCAGCCGCCACGAACAGCGGCGCGCCGTTGGCCGCGGGCCGCGTCACGATGACGCTGTTGGTGTTGCCCGCCGCGGCCGAGACGAGCACCGCGATGATCTCGGCGAACACGACGGTCCCGCCGAGCAGGCCGCCCAGCGACCCGGCGAGATCGAGGTCCTCGTTGGCGCTGGCGGACAGCGTCCGCCGATCCGAGAAGATCTTGTCGGCCTGATTCGCGCCCGTGCCGCTCGTCAGGGACACGGACTCGGTGAACTCGTGCGTGACGCCTGGTGTGCCGAGGTCGCCGGTCCCCGTTTCGGAGAAGCGCGCGCTCACGGAAATACGACCACTCAGTGCCATGATTTCGATCTCCTTCTACGTCGTGGCCAACCCTGCCCGCTTGGCCCTTGTCAGATAGCCGCGGAGCGCCTCGCACTCCATCTCACGCG